GTGTTCTATCTGGGTGCGTACTTCACTGAAGTGACTCAGGAGCAAGACGGTACCGATCCGGTTATCTACACGGTGCAGGGTCACGACATCCTGTCCGGGCTGAACGACCGAGTCGGCACCGCGTACGCGGTCGCGGCCGGCGCGAACATCCTCACCGAGATCGCGACAATCCTTACCTCACGCGGGTTCCGGAAGTACGTGCTCGATCAGTCTCGCTCCGACGCGGTGATGCCGAGTGCGCGAGTGTGGGCGCTCGACGACAACACGACGTGGCTTTCAATCGTGAACGACCTACTCGCATCCATTGGCTACCAAGGGATTTGGTCGGACTGGCGCGGCGCTCTGCGATCGGATGCGTATGTCGCTCCGCTCGATCGAGCGTCAGAGTGGACTTACTACGGAACCGGCGACTCGTCGCAACTGCCGATCGGGCGTACGCGTACGCGCAACCTGTTCGATGCTCCGAACCGGTGGATCGCCATGCGACAGAACAACATTGAGGGTGCCGCGCCCGTGGAAGGAAGCGGCGTATACACCTACGTGAATCAGTCGCTCGGACCTACGTCGGTTGAGGCTCGCGGCGGCCGGGTTGTCACCGCGCCCATCATCACCATCGATGCTGCCGATCAGTCGGCGTTGGTTGCTGCTGTTCAGGCGCGAGCGGCGGCCGACATGGCGAACCCGACGAAGTATGAACTCGCGCTTCCGTCTCCGGGCAACCCGCTTCACTGGCACTTCGATCGAGTGTCCGTGATCGACCCCGGAATCGGGCTGGCCGAAGTGCTGGTGACGAAGTGGACCTATCCACTTGCACCGTCCACCGACGACATGCCACAGATCTGGACGGTGCTCGATGCCTGAGTTCTTCGACGCGGGAATGGTCAGCATCATCGATGCTCGGGTGAAGCGTGCGCTCAGTCGACCGCAACGGGTCGGCACGTTCGTCGAGCGGGTCGACGACGTGAACGCGATGCTCGTAGAGGATGGCACTACGACCGCGATGCCCTGTCTCGTTGGCAGCGATGTCGTCGTGTCCCCCGGTGACCGAGTGGTGTTCGCGCAGTTCGGATCCGGGTGGGTCATCCTCACTTCGCTTACGCCGCAAGGGATCGAGCTTCAATACGAATACCAAGCGGCCGGCGAGACGGTCACATCATCGTCCTTTGTGGACGGTCCCGGCCTGCCTGCCGTTGCGCAACGGACGTGGATGAAGCGGCGGCCGGGCACGCACGTCATCGTGCGAGTCGACGCTTCGGCGTTCTTCGCGGTCACGCCGAACACCGATCTACAGTTCGGCGTACTGCTCACCGACTTGAACACCGGCACGACGTACGGACCGACGTTCGTTTGCAAGCTGTATTCGGGTGATGGGAACCGAGTGCCGGTGAGTCGACAGGTCAAGATTGCGAACGTGCCGGTTGGTATCTATGACGTGAAATTGCAGTGGCGTCGCGCGGCCGGCACCGGTACACCGACGATGAACGCAGACGACTTCTATTCGCTGAACATCCGCGAAGCGACTCTTCAGGGGTAGGCATGGCGACTGTAACCACGAGCACGAACAGTAACCCGATCCTCTACCCGGGATCGACGCGGCTCGACGTGTACCCGGCCGACCGTTCGCTGTGGGTGTTGTCGCTCAACAACTCCGGGAACATCGAGCTATCGAAGTCGGTGAACAACGGTGGCTCATGGTCGGTCGTGAACACGTTGGTACGGGCGAACCTGCAAGAGGTGACGATGTATATTCCGGCCGCCGCGCCGGAAGTGCATGTTGCGTACCGCACGAACGAGTCATCGCAAGACCGGGTGTATCACCGGGTGTACTACATGAACTCGAACACTTGGAGCGCCGAACTTCAGGTTGCGTTCTCTGGCAACGGTGGCGTTGCGGGCTCGATCCTCACCGGGCTTGATCTCGTTGTGGTCGGTGCGAACGGGCAAGAGTTCATTCCCATCGCGGTGGGGATTCAGGGTGGCGGAACGTTCGGCGCCATCCTCGTGGGCGCCGTGGTTCCGTCAGCGGGTGCCGCGCCGCAGTCCGCGCCGAACCTGTTTAACGGTCCGGTTTCCTACCGACACTCGGGATCCGGACGGGTCGGCCCGTCGCTCGATATCGAGCACATCGGTGACGGGAAGACTGCGACGACTCCTCACCTGTGGTTCACGTTCGGCCGGACGCGGATCAACATGATGAGTTGTGGTTGGACCGGTTGGGGTTGGGTCACGCCGGGTTCGGCATACAACATGGTGGATCCGGTGCCGGCGCAGGATTCGATCCGTGGCGTGTTCGACGGCCGGCGCTACCTGGCCGCATCGATCAACAACGCCAACACTTCCACCGTTGCTGTGTGGGAACGCAACCGGTCGAACACGGGAGCGACCACGCTGCGTCAGACTCCCGTTCATCCTGCTGGCGTAGTGCGCTCGTGCACGATCGGATACGACTACTCGCAAGACGACTTTCGAGTGTTCGCAATCGGCACGTCGAACAACGACTTGTATTACACGACGTACGACCGGTCGGCCGGCACGTCCTCTGCCTGGAGTGCGGTCACCACAACGGATGTGTTGGGCGTGCCACCCGGCAACTACAGCGCAAAGCGTGCGACGTACTACAACGCGCGGTTCGATGCGCTGATTGCGCACAGCGGTTCGCCGAACACGATCGTCCACTATCCGGTGACGCAGGCGTATGCACCGGGCACCCCGGTATGGGCGCTCCCTGAGAACGGCTCGCCGCAAGACGTTGCGGCCGCCATGGTTCTTGACTGGACATTTGTCGATGTGGATCCGAACGACACGCAGTCCGCCTATGCGTTGTCTCGCCAGATCGGCACCGATGCGCTTGAGTACTGGCAAGCATCGACCGGCACGTGGCAGTCGACCGAACAAAAGAACACGTCGGGAACCACGCAGGTAACTCTGCCAACCGGGTTCGTGGATCGGTTCGATGCGGGTGTGGTTGGCGCGTGGACACCGTCGAACTCAACGTTCGTGGCAACTACGGCGCAGTCTCGGTCCGGGGGTAAGGCGGCGCTGCTGACGTCCGTCGGTACCCCAATCGTGGCGTCGGCGCATTACGTCGAATTCCCCGTGACTGCGCTTGCGTCGTATTCCGCTGAACTGTGGGGTTTGAGTATTGGTGGGTACGGCGCGTTCCTGGTAACGATCAACTGGTATACCGCCGGACACGTCTACATCTCTACGTCGTCTGGCGTTTCCTCGGCGTTGACTGCGGGGGTGTGGGGCCGCCGCTCGTTGACGGCTACCGCGCCGGCAACGGCCGCGTTCGCGACGGTGGGTCCGACCATCGGTACCAACCCACCGAACGGGACTGCTGTTTACGTCGATGATGTTTCCTTCGGTTCCACTCTTACCCCGTGGGGTGCCGGCACGGACTCGGCTCACGCCTACCGAGTGAAGGTGTGGGATTCGACCGACATCGCGTCCGGATACTCGGCTGCCTTGACGGTCGTTCCGTCAGCTAAGGCGAACCCGACGATCACCGCGCCGACACCCGCGCAGGTAATTGCGGGTGACTCGCTGACGGTCACGTGGACGGTGACGGAACAAACCGCTTGGCGCGTAAGGCTTTTCGCTCAACCGTCCGGGCTCGTTGTGCATGACAGTGGGTGGATGAGCACGGCGCTCACGTCGTACGTAGTCCCGTACTCGATGGCCGATGCATCGTCGTGGACAGTTGGCGTGACAACGAAGAACCTCGAAGGGTTGTCGTCCAACGAGATTTACCAAGGGTTCACGACTGACTTCGTCGAGCCTGCGCTACCGACGCTCGCATTCACCCCGACACCGGCAAGCGGATACATCCGTGTGGTGATCACCAATCCCGCACCATCCGGTGGCCAGCCATCGGTTGCATCACAAGAGCTTTGGCGTCGCACTATTGGCGATACATCGGATGGAACGAGAGTTGCTACCGCGTTGGTGAACAACGCAACCTACGACGACTGGCGAGCGGTGGGCCTGGTTGCGTACGAGTATCGAACCCGCACGCGCGGAGTGAACGGCACGTCTGTCTATTCGACTTGGCAGAGTTGACCGGCCACACTGGATCACGAAGGGAGGCGACCGGTGACACTGCGAATCGTTGACGTTTCGAAGTATCAGATTGAGCGAGCGAACCCGCTCACCCTCGTTGCCGCGCAGCGCGCCGGCTTCGGCGCGGTGAACATCGCGCTCGATCGCGGCCGGGCGCAAGACGTGCTATCCGGGTGGGCGCCTCAGGTTGCCGCTGAGGCGCGTTCGTTGGGCATGGGTATATCCACCTACCGTTGGCTCGACAACAGGCTTACGGGCGCACTGAGCGCGCGGCGCGCGTACGACAGGATCGTCTCGCTCGGTGGACCGAACGGAATCGCGCACGCGGTAGACGTTGAGGACAACGCGCCCGAGCAAACCGTTCGCGACTACGTCACCGAGATGACGCGGCTGCTCGGGCGTCCGATCGCGCTGTATACCGGCGATTGGTGGTGGACTGCCAAGAGTCGCGGGTGGTCGATGGCCAGCATCGCGCCATATCTGTGGGCCGCGCCCAACGTCGGGTATCTCGGTACGTATCCCGGTGACGAGTCTCCGCACTGGAATGCTGGGTACGGCGGATGGCCGACTCTGACCGTGATGCAATACGCAGTCGCTCCATTGCCCGGTACCGGTGACTGTTCGTTGAGCGCGGTTCGAGACATGGCGGCATGGTCGATATTGACGGGAGGAAGTATGCGAGCCAGGAACATGCAACGGCTCACCGACGACATTCGGGAAGAGTTCGGATCGAGCGTCACCGTTTGGGGTAAGGGCGATCTCGCTCACCAAGGTTCGTCGTCGGACCACAACGAAGACGACACGCCGGGGTCGCGGCCAGAGCAAACCGACGACGACAACATCCCCGAACACCGAGGGATCGACGTGCCTTTCCTCGGTGGGTTCAACCTGGCGAAAGCAAAGGTGCTACGCCAGCGGCTCACCGACCGGCCGGCAAACCGGGCGCGTCTGCGATACGTCATCCTCGAACAAACGATCTGGCGCAAGAACGGTGAGTGGAAGCCCGAGCGATACAACGGTGAGTTTCACAATCACCTTCACGTGTCGGGTGACGTGAAAGACGACAACAACGTGACGCGTTGGGACATTGGCCCCGATGCGCCGCAACCGAAACCCGCCCCCACGACTGGGCGCGACGAGCAAGGAGAGCGCGACATGCTGATCACGTTCATCTACGAAACCACCAGCGGAAAGACTCGGTGGGGTATGGGCCTCGTGTCTGCCGGGCAACCACTCTGGTTCGAAGCGAACACGCAGGGGCGCGCCAACGGGTACTCCGTTGCGGCCGGCATCAACGCGACCCAAGTTACGGCGGCCGAGTTCGATGCCGAAAAGAAGAACTTCGTTTCTCAGGCGGCATAAGGGAATGAGAGTTGGCTCGCCCGGATGGCGTTTGCTCACAACGGGATACGCACTGCTAGCCATCGCGGGATTCGCCGCGATGGTCTGGCCGTCGCCTGCCGTTACCGCGTCGAGCGGCCGGTTGTGGGCATCCGTCTGGGCGTGCCTGCTCATTGTCGGTGGATCAACGGCCGCGTACGGCGCGGCGCGCAAGCTGTACCGATGGGAATACGTCGGGCTTCCGGCGTTGATCTCGGTATGGATTGTGTATGCGCTCGCGTCGTTCTCGCTCGTAGCAACGGGTTTGCTCGATCGACTCGCGGGTGGATGCGCGTTGCTCGCCGTTGCCGCGTTGCTCGCCGCACGATGGCGTGACGTATCAACGGTTAGGCGAGCGGCGCGAGAGGTGAGCGAACATGGCAGCAAGCGACGCGAGCGGCGCGGCTGATTGGATCCCACTCGTTCTGTCGAGTGGGGCCGGTGCGATGGTGCTCGCGTTGTTTCAAGGGTGGCGTGACGCGAGACAGGGCGCGAGACAAGGGCAACGAGAGACGGTCGACGACTTGATCCGGTGGCGCGATGATCTCGACAAGCGCCGGCAATCAGCCGAAGGAGACCGTGATTTCTGGAGAGACCTTTGCGCGCAAAGGGGTAACCAACTGAGAAGAGCGGGGATCGAGCCAGCCGTACCGGATCCGATCCCACCGAGCGAGCGACGGCGTATCGCCGAAGGGAGTTGAGTCCAATGTGGACACTCGCTTACTGGAAGCAAGTAGCGGAACGCATGATCAAGGCCGGCGCGGCGGCATTGCTTTCCGCGTGGGTGGTTGGTGATGGCGTGCTCGACGCGTGGAAGCTCGATCCCAAGGAAGGCGCGGGGATCGCGCTTGGCGGCATGATCGTCTCGTTGCTGCTCTCGCTCGCGAGCGCACCGTTCGGCGAGCCCGGTACGCCGTCACTCGTTCCGACACCGGCCGCGTCCACTGTGGACCCTGACTACCGAACCCCGTAGCATCGGATGCGCGGGTCTCCCGTGCTCACAGGATTCGCCTTCCGATGAGCGAGCGTCCGGCTCGCGTCCCCCGTGCGCGAGCCGGACGCCAACCCCTTCCCCGAATGTCAGCGCTCCCCCCGCGACCCGCGATCGACCCCCCCGATCGCGGGTCGCTTCGCGTTCAAGATCGGCGCGCTCACCCTGAGTCCCGGTGCCGGCCGCTCATGGTTCCGTGAATGTGAGCCCGATCACAATGCCGGACGATCGAGCCCGGTGCGACGTCGAGCGCTGACGCTCAGACCCCCGTAGAGCCCGCTGAGAGCCACGGTGCGCCAAGATCGCGGGACCCCTATCCGATCCCACCGGGCACCCGGCGTTCGGCCGTCTCCGTGGATCGGTCTCTGAATCCCTTGTGCCGCAACGGTTCTGCGAACTGCGAAACCCGGTTGCACCATGTCCGGAAGATCGACTAGATCCCGCTAAAGAATCTTGTGCAACCGTCTTGACACTGAGACGAGACGGTCGGTACGTTGTTGACACAAGCAAGACAGCAACACACAAAGTTCTTTAATAACTACACAGAGGGACAGAGCGATGGATCTCACGCAGTTCACCGCATCTCAGGACATCGACTTGACGATGCGGCAACTGAATCACTACGTGACTCCCCCACACTTCGCGCTCGACGACGTGACGCGGTTCGACTACGCGGC